TGCAACTAAAGCGACTCTAGATGTATTAGCGGCTATGCGTTCGCCTGAAGGCAGAACAAGCGAAGGAAAAATATTGTTGCCGCCTAGCATGGATACATCTAAAAAATTAATGGCTGTTGTAGAACAGCTGTATGACTCAGTTGAGCTTGGATCGGTTACAAGTTTGCGTAAACTTTTGGATAATGTAGATGCCTACACAGGAGAAGAGCTAGAAAAACTAGGGCCAGTAAATAAAAATGCGTTTATAACAAACATAACTGGAGTTAGGATTACTCAGCATGACCCTGATTCAGCTATTAAGTTTGCAGTTTCTGACTATAATAAATTAACAAGAGCTAATGTAAAGTCTATTTATAAAGTTGGAAAAGACAGTGCTGTGTCAATGCTAGACAATTATGTAGCTCGTCAAAGTAAAAACTATGAGTATCAACAAGACCTGTTTAGAAAAGTAGGCGCTTATGCTTCTATTAACGGACGTACTAAAACTTTAAAAATGTTAAGAGAAAGTGGAATGTCCGGCCCTGCAATTCAAGATATATATAGGGGCAGATTTAAACCTACAGCGCCTCCAGAAGCGGAAGGAAGAATTTTAAAAGTTTTAGAGGCTTCTAAAGAAAAGGATGAGTCTACTTACCAACATCTTAAAAAAGTTACTCGTGAATATGAGGCAGTGTTTAAAGAGTTTAAAGGGCTGTCGTTATATGGTGAAGAAACTGAAGACCCTTTTGATGATCAAGACGATATATACGAAAGGCTAGGTAAAGCAACAGGAGGCGTAGTATCCACACCTGTACCTAATGCACCTTCTGAGCCTGACGAGCGTATAAACAAGCTCACAGGGTTGCCATACAATGAGGGTGCGGGGACAGCGTACATGGATCAAGACGATCCTATGCGTAGAATGAACATGGCCGCAGGTGGTAAAGTATTAAACCAACTAAGAAGGAACTGTAAATAAATGAAAGATGATTTTAAATACTTTAGCCTATCAGACTTTGATTGCCAAGAAACTGGCGAGAACGAGATGGACGCTGATTTTATACATGCTTTAGATCAACTCAGAGCGGCCTGTGGGTTTCCGTTTAACATTACAAGTGGCTACAGAAGCCCTAACCACAGCATAGAGAAAGCAAAAAAAATTGCAGGAACCCATGCATCCGGTATTGCCGCAGACATCAAAGTCTCTGGAGGCGCACAGCGTTTAGCAATTGTTAAACATGCGTCAGCTATGGGCATGTCAGTGGGTGTAGCTAAGTCTTTTGTTCACGTAGACATCCGTAAAACCGAACCAATGTGTTGGTGTTATTAATTTAAAACAGGAGATATATCCATGTCAGACAATACAATCTCAATCCCAACGTGGGCGTTGCCGCTAGTAGTTAGTCTTTTTGTAGGCGCTATAAGCTATGGAGCCGCCCAAGCTAACGCAGAAGCTACGACAGCAGACGTAAAGCGTATAGAAGTTATCGTTAAAGAAACTGCTAAGGCCGCTCAGAAGAACGGACAGAACCAAGCCGTAACTGAAACTAAAGTAGAAGCTATTGTAGAATCTTTAGCTAGGCAGGAAAAAATTCAAGAGCAAACGAACGAACAGATACAAGCTTTAGTCCAAGCGTTGTTGGCTAAGTAAAATGAAGATGGCGTTTGCACTATTGTTCTTTCTTAACGGCAGTGTCGATGAAAGTAAAACTGTGTACTACAAAAACCTTCAAGCCTGTAGATACATGTGCCAACAGCTTTCTAAAGCACAGCGTAACTATCAACCTACGCAGTGTATCTGCAAGCTAGTGTGGGTTGAAAACAACGCGAAGGTTCTAAAATGAAACAGCTTGTATTTTATCTCGTTGTAATTCTAACGGATTCGGAAGGCTATGAAGAATCCAGAGAGCAGTATGGGCCGTGGGCTGACATGCATCAGTGTATCTATTTCTCTAGGAATCTAAGCACTCAAAACATCCGTGGCGGTAGCGGTACGAGCAAGTGGAACCAAGCTTTTAAAATCCCACTGACAGCTTTTTGTGAGCCAAAATACGTAGACCCTAAAACTACAGAGGTATATCCATAATGTTAGATAAACTAATAGGCCCAGTAACAGGATTACTGAACAAATTTATTGTTGATAAAGACCAAGCTAGTGCCTTAGCCCACGAGATCAGTACTATGGCAGAGCGACACGCTCAAGAATTAGCCAAGGGCCAGTTAGCTGTTAACAAAGTTGAGGCGGCACACAAGAGTTTGTTTGTCTCTGGATGGAGACCTGCGATTGGGTGGATATGCGGATTTGCTTTAATGTACTCTACAATCTTAGCACCTATACTGGGCATATGGTTTACTGTCCCTCCTGTAGATAGCTCACTTCTTACAAGTGTACTCATGGGAATGTTAGGTCTTGGAGCAATGCGTACAGTAGAAAAAACAAAATCAGTAGCGAGGGACAGGTAATGGCCGCAAAGAAGAAGTCAACAGTTAATAAAGCAGGTAACTACACTAAGCCTACAATGCGTAAGAATCTATTTAATAAAATTAAAGCAAGCACTAAGGGTGGCAAAGCAGGACAGTGGAGCGCACGAAAGGCTCAGATGCTTGCTAAAGAATACAAAGCAAAAGGAGGGGGTTACAAATGAAAGGCGTTAATCATTATAAGAAAGACGGTACACTACACACAGGAGGCACTCACAAAATGCCTGATGGTTCTTTGCACACTAACAAGTCCCACACTAAGACGAGTGTAAAACTATTTCATTTAAAGGACTTGTCCGATACCGCTAAGAAAAAAGCAAGGAAGAAAAAATAATGGCGCTTGCAAAATCTCAAAAGTCTTTAAAGGATTGGACAAAACAAAAGTGGACTACTAAGTCAGGTAAGCCTAGTGCTAAAACTGGTGAGCGTTATCTGCCTAAAGCGGCTATAAACGCTTTGACACCTGCACAGTATGCCGCAACAACTAAAAAGAAAAAGAAAGACACAAAAGCAGGTAAGCAACACAGCGCACAGCCTAAGAAGATTGCAAAGAAAACTAAAAAATATAGGGTCTAAACATGGCTACTCCCAGAAAAGGTAAAGCAAAAGTAAAAGTTACAGCTAGTGGAAAGAAGGTTAGCTATGGTCAAGCAGGAAAGGCAAAAGGTGGTGGGCCTAGAGTACGTGCAGGGACATCTAAAGGTGACAGCTACTGTGCCAGAAGTTTAGGAATCAAGAAGGGTTTATCTAAGAAAAAACAAAATGACCCGAACACTCCTAACAACTTATCTCGCAAGCGTTGGAAGTGTTCAGGTGCTAAAAGTAAAAAATAGAGTACTAAAGCTAACAAAATTAAGTAATAGTTATTTAAATTTAATAGCCATAAGCTTAGCCCACAAAGTTTCTATAGGGGCTAAGTCATCATGGTTCATAACTAACCTATCTCCGTATCCAAAATCATGTTCATAGCGTTTAGTTTCAAAGTCTTTTCGACTTACCCATCCATTGACACGCATAATATTTGGGTCTTCAGTACGTCCTACAAGTACAGCTATTTGTGATTTAAACTTTGTTATGTTGTCAAATATAAGTTTACCGTGTTCTGAGTTATTAAACTTAACATCAATGCTATAATTATCAAACCACAAATCAACTCCTCCGTCACTAACTACATTAATTGTAGGCAGTTCAAGATTAAACAGTCTAGCTACTGCAAACTCTGCTTTAAATCCGTAAATGTTAGCCTCAACTCTAGATTGATTCTTGTTATTTAACCGTGGACTGAAGCCTTGCATTTCACAAAGCTTAACAGTATCAGCACCCATTACTGAGCAAGTGTGTACATCTTGTCTACTTAATTTTATTAACATGTTAGTACCTGTTCAATTATAAAACTTGATGGTTTAAAGCGTTTAGTTCGTCTTCTAAAAAAGAATGGATCGGCTCTAGTTTTTGTTTCGTAAGTTGTACAATGTTTCTTATAATAGCCAATTCATCCCCCTTCAAAACACTTGACAACTCACTGAGGGGTATGCCGGACATTTCTGTCACGACATTCCCTTCACAGTTGATTAAGACTTTAAAGCCTATGATGTTGGCTTCCTTGCCGTTAGACGATTTCACAAGCACCACCTACACACGCTAACTCTTGTGACCCTGTGGTATTGTCCTCCTGTTCAAAGTTCCCCAAGTCTTCCCAGTTAACATCCTTTGGCATGGCCGCTAGTAGTTCTTTATATGTAGTAGCATCTATATCTTCATAGGGTGCTTGCTGATATACATGGTCACTAACAGGCAACAAGCTAATGCCACTACAGATATCAAAGTTATCCCATATCCACTGAGCAACTTGCAGGAACTCATCGTCTGTGTAGTACACCGTGATGCTTGGTTTGTGTTCACACCAGTGGTTCTGATAAGACTTCCACAGAGCTAACTGTTGCATAGCTCCAACTTGTTTAACTGTTGTACTGGCCTTGGGAGCTTGTACAGGAAAACTAAACACAGAGGAACTAGGCGACATTACATCCTGCTCTACTGGGAATCCTGCTTGCTCCATAAAGACTGCAAGTGGGTCTTTCTTATCGCTACGAACCCTCCTAATGTAGTGCTTAGAGAAACGAGGGTGTATCCCAGAAGCACTATCAACAAGCTGAGAGACTGTACCACTTGGCTTAACACATGTAATAGCGACAGACTGATTAATGCCAAGCTTCTCAGCCCACTTCTTGTTTGTTTTAACAGCCACATTCTTTAGTTCCTCCAACCATTCTGCGGTTTTATCTGACGCTGTTCCGATAACAGGGTGATCCATAATTCCTGTCATGCTTAGACCTAACAGTG